TGCGACACTATGTGTCAATTCTCCGCTTCGCTGCATCTCGCACAGCGGGCGCGCTCAGCTGCTGCCCCGTCGCCAGCCAACCATATAAGCATAGGAGGCAAAAAGTTAGGAATCGATCCCGGCTCTGCGCACAAGGTCGTTGCGCATTGGCGCAGGGGTGCCTGCCTTCAACTCCCTGTGCTTGAGTTGCTCCGTTTCGCTGCATCGTCCGCAGGACGCGCTCAACTCCGCAATGTCGCCGGCCAACTTGGCGGGGCAAGACAGGCCCGGGAAGAGAAGTAAATATCAAATACCACAAAAACAAACAGCACGCTTTTGCGTGCTGCTTGCTTTTGTGGTATCCGGCAGCTACCTACAGCTAATCCTACCGTATCTTTCGCACTGAGCCACTGATATACGAGCAAGTACCCAGTAGGTCCTCAGTTCACAATAGTCGCCTTGCGGCGCTGCCGCTTGCAATGCTCCTTTGTTCACTGGGCATCCGCTTCGCTGCATCCCGCACAGCGGGCGCTCAGCTTCTGCCCCGTCGCCAGCCAACTTGGTGGCTCGAGGCCTGGGAAGATAGAGAACAACAGAATGGCAAAGAAAAGAACAGTCCGTTTGGACTGTTCTTTTCTTTGGTATCCGGCAGCTACTTGGATTTTTCGTCCACCAAAGTACGCAATTGTCGCGTAAAGTGCCTATAATTGGGCATTTTTGTACGCAAGCATTGACGCAAGCGGGCAATAAAAAGTTGCCAGAAAGTTGCCAGAGGATAATGTAAATAGATTACGCCTTATACATCTCCTGATACCTTTTTACACACTCGGTCTTTTCAATTTGCTTGCCGTGCAAATATTTGTACAGCGTCAGCATATCGGCGGGCGGGTCGCCATGCTTGGCCTTGTAGTCCGATATGGCGCGGACTACAAGGTCGTGCAGCATGGATGCGTGGGTAAGCTCCTGCCCCGATATGGTGTACAGGGTCTGCGCTACGGTTGGCATATCGTCCTTGACCGTAAGCGCCCACTTAGCATACTTTTCAGCGTCCGCGATTTCTTCGCAAATCTGGTCGGATAAATCGTTAATCAGCTTCATTTTTTAGCCGCCTCCGCTACGGTGGCGACCGTGCCGCCAGTCAGCCCCGTCAAGTCGTTATTCGGTGCGCAAGGTGGGTTGCCGAGCAGCTTAAACGTCCCGCCCGTGGGGGTGGTGGATACCACGGTGCTGTATTTGGTGCGCTTGCGCATGCTGCACGCGGTAACCTGTGCGCAGCAGCGGTTGGTAAGGGGATACTGTGCCGTGCCTGTGCCGATGGTGATATATACGGGCGCGGATATGGTGGTGGTATCGGGTATGCTCTGCGCCACAACGATGCAATACTTCTCGCCGTTGGCGTACACTCCTGCGGGCAGATTGATAATAAGCCCAGTACCCGCCACAAATGTCACGGACTGGGATATGATAAGACGTGGGCAAAGTTGGCAAATATTTTTACAAGCCATAATTTTCTCCTTTCATAATCAAGGGGCGGTCTAAGCCGCCCCGATAGTCACGGCAATGCCGGATAGTGTGTCATGTCTTAGCAGCAGCTATTGCCGCAGCCGCAGCCGGAGCCGCAAAACGGGCTATTCCCGGCGTTGTAAGTGTAGCCGTTGGGGTAGCGTACCACGCCCGTCAGCTGCTCGCGCACAAAGAGCTGGTTATTGGCCTGCTCAAGCTGTGCTATGCGCTGCTCAAGCTGTGCCTTTTCAAGAGCCGCGAATTTTGCGTCGATATTGGCGTTGATGGCATCCATGCCGCGCTGCACGGCGCAGCAGCACTCCGCCATCTGGGACTGTATGCCGTTCGCGGATTGCATTATGGTCATATTCGTGCCGTTCTGCGCCAAGGCCATCTCTTTGCCCAACTGGCCGATATTGCCCTGCATGTCGTAGCCAAGGCTGCATACGCCGTTGCCAATGTTGGTCAAGCGGTCATTAAGCTGGCCAAAATGCTGGCCGAAAAGGATTTCCTGTTGCGCCGCTGCGGTCGCGTACTGGCCGTAGTCACCGTTGCCGCGATTGCCCCAGCCGCCAAAGCCTCCGCCCATCATGGCGAGGAGAACGATTAACGCGAAGATCCAGAATCCTCCGCCCATGCTGCCGCCAAGGCCGTCATTTTTGTCTGTCACGGCGGCGATATCCGCCAAAGAGGGTACATTATCCATTGTCTTTTCTCCTTCACAAATTTAATTTTTTGGTATATAAATCGCGCGTGATTTATCGTATCTGTGATAAGATGCTTTCAGGGTCTATGCCTTTTTGCTGGCACAGGCTGTAAAACATCTGCTGGGGGTCACGCCCGCCGAGCATCCGCATTACCTGCTGCATTTGCGCGGGCATCCCCATCATGCTTTTGGCCTGGGCGATTAGCTGCGGGGATATTTGCGGGGTCTGCTGGCTTCCAGCTTTCATTGCTTGCAGTATGGGATTCGGCATTTAATTTGTCCTCCAATTTTGATATTCTCGCCGCAAGGTCATTTATGTTCACCGGCGGTGCGGGCTGATACGGTGTGATGGTGTACGGGGTCAGTGTAGGATACCCCGCGCTGTCGGTACACTTGTGCCAGACTATGGGCGCGGTGGTGTCCAGCAGCAGGATGCTGCTATTAGGCGCAAGGCTGTACGCCTTGGCTCCGCCCTCGCCATTGACTTGGGGGACTTGGGCGCGCACGGGCTGCTGATACTGTTGGGGCTGCTGATAGCCGCCAAAAAAGGGATTGGGATTCCACATTTTTATCGCCTCCTTATGCCTTATTTTCGCAAAAAATATGCCCCGCGCTCAGGGCGCGGGGAGGGATTTTATAGGGCATTTAGCGGGCAAAAATATTTTTAATTTTGTCAAGCAAAACGCTTGACAAATAGAGCAGGCCGATGTATAATATGATCATAAGATAAAGCAAGGGCGACAAGCCCGAAGGGAGTTAGAAATTATGAAGTACGATGTAACATTTTCCTGCGGCCACACTGCTACGATAGAGCTGTTTGGTACGACCGAACAACGCGAACGCAAAATCAAGTGGTATGAGACTTACGGCGACTGCCCCGATTGCTACGAAGCCCACATAAACGCCGAGAACGCCGAAGGTTGCGAAGCCGTAGAAATGTCCTACCGCGAATACAAAGAAAACTATGGCGAATGCAAGACCGAGCGCGGCAGCTACAACAAAGAAACAAAGACCATCGTGGTCTACGTCCCCCGCACCGAAACCGAAGAACCCGAAACTGAGAAAACGGAAGAAACCCCAAACGAAGAAGCCAAGGAACCCGCCGAATACGAAATCAATAACATAGAGTCCGGCTTGGCCAACATAACCCCAATTGAATTTGTGGATGCCTACGGCATATATGCGCGAGACTACGGCACAACGCCGCCGGAGGAACGCCGCGCCAAGAGATGCCTTGTCGGCATAGAGCTACTCAGCGGGCGGCAAATAGAGGTATTCGGCAGCAGGGAAGCCATACAGCCCGCTATGATACGGCAGTGCTGGGAGTACATAATGGAAAATCGCGACGCGCTGCTGCCCATGTTATTAAAATAAAAAAAGGAGAGAAAAAATGCGAGATGAAGCAGTAAAAACACTTGGGTACATCTACGGGCTGATGTGGCACATCAGCCCCGATAAGTTTAGCGAGCCAGCGTTATTCGCGGAGGCGCAACGCCGTCCGGCACACGGTTTCGCGCTGTCCATGCGGTGGCTTATGGCCGCCCGCAAGATGACGCGCCCCCTTGATCGCGCCATAAGCGACGCGATCCAGCCGCTTGCGCCCGAAGATTTTGACGATGGTGATAAGGTCATAAGCGCGCAGCAGCAATGTATGTGGGACTTGGCTTTTTATCGCGGTAAGGCCGCGCCCATCCTTAGCGACCCCGAATACCTTGCGGCAAAAATGCGCGAAAAGGGGCTGACGCTGGAAAAAGTCGGCGCTGCTTGCGGCATGACCCGCCAGTCCGTATCCGACTGGACAGGCGGGAAGCGGCCAATCCCCGAAAAGCACAAAGCCACATTGGCAGAGGTTTTCGGCATATATATGTAGGGCAAAAATATTTTTAACTTTGTCAGGCAAAACGCTTGACAAAGTATAAAATCTGCTGTATAATATAGCCATAAGATAAAGCAAGGGGCAAAAGCCCCAGAGGGAGTTAAAAATGAAGGTTTACAAAGCGATTGAAGGCACCGAGACTTATGAGCAATATGGCGAAGATTTTATCCCCATGTGGCGGGTAGCGGAAAAAGACTTCCCCCGCAGCGAAGTCCGCGCGGCTACGGCAGATGAGCTTATAGCGGCCATAGACGACGATGCCGAGTGGGAACCGAATCTTGTCGAGGCGCTGTGCTTTGAGCTGGATATAGACTTTGATAGCTTTGAGGACTGCGAATCCGCTTATGACGCGGCAGTAGCCAAGCACGCCGCCGAAACGCTGAACCGCTAAGACGCAGAGGACAAGGGGCGGCAATGCCGCCCCAAATGAGAGAAAAAATGGAAGCGAGAATGCCGAGAACCAAGGCCACGCTGATGGCCTTAGCCGAAAAGTATCACATGGAGTTTTTGCGTCACTACATCACGGATGAGGGCTACGGGGTGTACTGCGTATCAGATGAGCGGATACCAGAGCTGGATGCACTGGCGGCTGATAATGAATGGGGTGATGCCTGGATATTCGACTGGCTCAACTGGAGGAATCCGCCCTATATGTACCGGATAATTTGCCCCAAAAACTGGATAAATCTTTGGGGATGGGTGGAATAGCAGGGGAAAGAAAAAAGATGCACGGCGGTGCATCTTTTTCTTTCGGCTTGAAAACCTAAAAGTAGATGTTTCAATCCACACCCGCAAGCGGGTGGCATGCGTCCCAGACGCAAAAACGAAAAATCAAATATTTCAATCCTCATCCATTGCCGGATGGCACTATTAAAATACCACAGCATCAGGCATATGTCAAGCCCCCCCCAAAAAAATAAAAAGCCCCCATCAGGGGGCATATTTTATAAGGGTTCTCTCTGCCGCCTTGTATCGGCGGCGGATTTGGTCATACTCCAGCGGCGCATCGGTGTACCGCGCCTGATACTCCGCTGTAAGCCTGTCATACGGCACGCCGTCAAGCAAATGCCGCGCCACAAGCCAGCGGTCGCGCTCGCTGAAAATCCGCTGATAGATTATCCCTTCCCACTCCGCGCGGGATAGGGTCTGCAAAATGTTTTTGTCCACCACACAGGCCGGCTTCTCATCGGCCTATCACCTCCGGCCTTTTTAGTGTCGCAGAGGGGCGGCGGCAATCTTACTTCCTGTCGCGGGCTATCGCGTCATATGCGCCATTCGCGGCAAGGGATACTACCACGGCATTTATCACGCACAGCGCGCCTGCTTCAAGGGTCAGGCCGCCCGTGAAAAAGGTCGCGGCTATAAGCACCACAAGCGCGATTGCGTAGCTTGTAATGCGGGTGGGTATTTTGTCGATGAAGCCCACACCCTTTATAAGCTGTGTGATAAGGCTGGTAGCGAGGGTCGCCCCCGCGTAAGTCAAAAGCACCGCCCAAGTAAAAAATTCGTTCGTCATGTTTATCTCCTTTCAATTATGTGCTGTAAAAGTTCTGCACGGGCGTTTTTCAGCCCGTCAATTCCGTTTCCGTCAATCTCGTGATTTATCAGTGCCACAAGTCCGGTTATGATGGCCTGATTTGTGACTTCCTGCTGCTCAAATTTTACGTTGATTTCTTCAAACCTTTTTAAGTCGTTCGAATCATGTTCAAGCACCTTCTCCAGCTTCTCCCGCATAGACAATGCGGGGGCTATTATTTCCCTTACCGCCTTTATGCCTTGCGCGATAAGCACGATAGCCCCCAGTATTGATGCACACCATCCCCACCATTCCACGGGCTAACCCTCCGTATGCGCCGTTGCAAACGCCTTTACAGCCGTCATTGTGGCCTTGCCACAGATTCCATCGGCCTTGCCGCAATCGTAGCCACAGGCGTTCAATGCGGTCTGCATAGCCTTGACATTTTCGCCGCGCATCATGGGCGATGTCAGCCTAAAGACGGTGGGAGCGGTATCCTCGGCCAGCGCGGGGTGTCTGCCCTGATGCGTCCAGCCGCCGCAAGACAGATGGCGCATCACTACACCAGCATCACGGCCTTGCGCCTCTATCACCATGCCGTTGTCGACATATACGCCAACGTGTCCCATTTTGCCTTTGGCGAAGCTGTACCTAAATACAAGGTCGCCGGGATCTATCCTCCACGCGCCCAGCTTGCCCTTTTGGGTACATTGCCCGTATAAGCCTTGGGCGCTTGTATCGCCATCGATAAGCCCTTTTATGTCACGCAGCCAATGAATTATAAGGCCGCTGCAATCGAAGGCGTACAGCGGCTTCTTTGTGGCTTTTTTGATGTATGCAAGGGCGCGGTCGGCTTCGCGGCGTGAAGTTTCCTTCCTCCGCACCCATTTTTCAAGGTCGACGCGGTTGTCTACCCTTTCGCCCTGTGCGCCCCAGACATAAGCGTCCCCGATGTGGCTTTCAAGGTAAGCCAAAAATTCCTTCACCTTTTCGCCCATACTCTTACTCCCACCAAGGCCAGCGCGGCAAGAATCATTATATAGCCTATATACACGGGCGCGGAGCCAGTCTGCGGCAAGTCGGGTGTGCGCACTACCACGCTATCAGCACCCCAAACTGCCGTGGCCTCGGCTTTGATGTGCTGCCCGAGATTTGCCACAAGCGCAGCATCGTCCATATATATCTTGCCCGCGTAGATGTCGTCAAGCGTCATATTCAGCGCGTTCAATTCGCGGGTCAGGTCGGCAAGGCCGCCTGCTATGGACACATCTACCGCCGCGCCATTGCGGCGGGTGAAGGTCAAGCTGCCTATGGTCACGGTATCCCCACTTATGGTCACGGGCTTGCCATCATAGGCCAGCTCCGCCAATGGGGTAGTATACTTGTATACCGCCCGCACAGCGGGGTATGCGCCTGTGACTATCGCGGCGACTACATCGCCATCAAGATACAGCACGTCCATATCCGTAAGATTGATGGTGCCCTGCACGGGGTTGCCTTCGGCATCTGCAAATTTTGCTGTAAAGTACACCACCGTGCCCACCGTTGCAGCCTTACCCGGCGCAGGGGTATAGGCCGCGCCGCTGGTGGTCGCCACCTTGTCCAGTTTGGTGACAGTCACGGTGTAAGTCGGGGGCGGATTATCCGTGCGTCCCCAGCCCATTGCTACTGCGCCCGTGCATATGCACAGCAGCACAACGGCAAGCAACATTGCAAAGTATCTTTTCATTATTTTAGCCCTCCTTTGGCTTTATAATCTCTCTGATGGTCTCTAAAAAGGCCGCCAGCTTTGATACGCTCGGCAGCCCCGTCATGTCATCCACTGCCTCGCGGATACGGTCAAGCTTGGCTTGCAGCTCGTCCCGCTCCGCGCGGTCAGCCTTTATCCTGCGGTTGTACGCAAGGATTTTATTGCGCAGTTCGTCCGTCATTCCGTTACCCCTGACAATAGCATGTTTAACGCTTCTTCGAGCGTTGCTATCCTTTCTTCCGGCGTGGGTTCGGGCGCGGGCTGTTCTGCCGCAAGCGCTTCAAGCTCTGCTATTTCTTCCACGGTCATGTCACGATAGATACCGTTTTCGCAAATTTTCATTCTCTCACCCCGTATAATGCAAAATGACACCCAGGATATATCAGCATACCCGTCCCGCCTATAGATGTGATTGGTTTCGCCCATAACGTATCACCATAGATAGTGGCAAAAGAGTCATAAGCAGATCCATATTCTAAATAGTCGCGATTGGTACCGTCAGACCAGCCCGCGTTTCCAACCCTCTGCGCGTGCTCGATCTGTTGTGCGCCAGATACATCGACATAGTATATAGTGCCGGTTATTTTATTCGCGCTTATCTTAGGCCATACAGAGGTATACAGTAGCGGAGTAATTCGGCCTGTCGTTTTCCCATTGAGCATGCCAAAAGAGACGTTCGGTATGGTGCTTGTACCCGTGTATACGGGGAATTTGGCGCATAATCGCGCCTTTTTAAGCCTAAATGTGTTCCCATTCTCATCAACATTTATGGTCAGAGCGTTCGCCTCTCCGGCATCTTCGGCTATGGTGATTTCTTTTATTTTTTCCCATTTGTCCCCGCTTGGCATATCCACCGCTTCCCATTCTGTAGGTTTGCCGCCTTGTACAGCCTTAACCTTAATGGTTTTACCAGGGGTGGCGGTGGTCAAGCCGAGCTGCTGTGCTTCGGCTTTAGTGGTATCGACATACTGTTTGGTAGCTATATGCATATCTTCGGTAGGGTTGGCAGACATGCGGAACTGTGGCACATCGGTTTGGTCGCCAACGCTATTCATTGACGCATAAATAGCACGACTAAAATTTTCCTCTACCAACGCGTTATCTTCTACACAATATTTACAAAAATGAGAATAAGCTACTCCATAAACACTAAATGAAACATAATGCTTGCCATCATTTATACTTATCAGCCATTGAGCATATCTATTTTCATTTAATAACGTTGGCATTATTTTAGCATTTGCACTCGTTAAGCCATTTTGATACAACAAATAAATACCACTTGCAGTTGCCAGTATAGCTGTTGGAATAGGTTCTTTGGTTTGACCACCAATTTGTACTGCCAAACTCCGATAAGCTTTAACCAGCTCTGTATCAGCATCAGTAGGACACGGCTTTAACCAACCGTCCTTTACATACACAATATTTTCGCCTCTACCAAACAAGGTAACATCAATATCCACGGGTGTGGTGCCGACATTGACATCCAATGCCCCAATATTCGTTCTGGCCTGTGACTTCTGTTCTTCCGTCAGGGTTTGTGGGGTGTAAGTCACTGCGTCCTTGCTACCGCCGCTTTCAGCCGCCTCGTTTATTGCCGCCACAAGGCTGCTCTTGTCCTCCGTGGTCAGATCGGCAAGATTGCCCATATCTGCCCGCAGCTGTTCCTCCACCGTGGGCGGGATTGTGGGGAAGGGATTACCCTCCGTGCCGCCTGTCGGGGCTACGCTGATATGCGCAATGTTTGTGGTAATGCGTGGGATTACTTCTCCGTCCCGCGCGGAGTTGCCCACAAGCCACACGCACCAGTCGCCCGCTGTAAGGTTAAGCTGCTGCTTAGCGGTTATCTCCCCGCCTGTCACGGGCACTCCGTGCACCGTGCAGCCCTGCCCAAACATGGCCTTAATCTCGCGCCCTGTCCAGTCCTCGGTTTCACACACCACTTTCGCGGTAAGGTACTGCACGGATTCAGCGGCAAGGGGGAGATATTCGGCGGTCAAAGATTGATGGTTGGCGGTTAGGGTGATGTTGTAGGTCATTTCTGCCATTTATTTCAGCTCCCATCCTGCCGGATAAGCGTCTGGCGCGTAAGCATTGCCATCTATAAGGCTCATATATCGCTTGCCCTTATATGTCACTTTGTCACCCTTTGCGTAAGCATCGTGCGCGCCTGTAGGCTGCACCCACTCCGGCCATTCTTCTATGCTCACCCGCACCCAGAGCGCGGGCGTAGCGCTCGGCATCCAGTCGCCCTGCGAAGTGTGCGCCTGTGCGCACTTATACAATTTATCGCCGTAGCGCACGCGCTGACCGATGGCGTATGCGGTATCTGCTCCCCATGCGGGGTATATCGCCATAGCGTCAAGGGCGGCTGCATCATCAAGCCGTGCCCCCGCAACATCCATTGCCTCGCGCACCCTTTGTGCAGCCTGTGTCCATTTGCCCATATCACTCTACCTCCACGCCCAAAAGATTCAAAGCCGCCTGCATGTCCGATACGCCGCCCGCATCTACGGGAGCATATGTATATGTCAGTTTCGGCGGGGTGCTGCTCGCGTCCACCTTTACCGTAACCGCACGGGGGTTGCCATCTTCATCCGCCGAAGCCATCGCCGCCTCGGTTGCTGGGTCAGGCGTAGTCCACTCGACCACACCCCAGCTCATGAGCCCCTCCGCGTCGACCTCAACGCTCGGGGCGATTGCCGCCCCGGAGGTTAATCGCATGCTGAGCATTTCGCCCGTCGTTAAATCATAAAATAATCGCCGCAAAAACATTTTTACCCTCCTTTAGTCCGGGAAGCCGAAGGCAAAGACATAGCCATAGCCCCCCGTGCTATCGTCGCTTCTATACGGCCCAGCAGTAATCGTTCGTTCGCTTACCGTTATGTCGGATGCCGTGTGGTGCGCCGTGTTGCTGCTTGTCCAGTTGCCGTCCTTGGTCAATCGCCATTTTGCTTCACTTTTCCCGACAGTGTAAAATGAGCCATACGCAAAAATTACGAGTGGGTCAAAATCACACGTTAGCGTGACATATACATCCCCACTCGCGGCCGAATTTTCAGCTTGTGCCATCACGAGCCGTTTTATTCCGCCCGCTGAATTTACCTTGCCTATCATCAATTTATCCCCCACACAATGATTGTAGGTATCGTAATGGCGACGCTTGGCGCAGACGCGGAATATATATATACGCCGCCGTCATAGGTGCTGTTCACCGCTGCAAATTCGCCGCTTGCAGCATTGTCCGGCGCGAGTATCACCTCGGCGAGCATGTCCGCCGTTACGCCCGCCAAAGGTATCGCCGCACGGTATGGGTAATTTGTGTATGTTTGGTCGCCCGCCCAGTCAGTCTTTGCGACCGTTTTTGCCGTAAAAATGGTCTTAGCGGGCTCCGCGCCTATCAGCGCGGGCGTTATACTGTCCGCGTCAAGCTGTAGTAGCAGGGATACCGTACCGCATACGTCTTTGTCCGCGCGTGTGTCGGTAATGGTTCCCGCTGCCGCGGCATTTGCGGGTACAGTCACGGTTGCAAGGCATATATCATATACCACAGCCGTGCGGATAAGGTTTGGCGCCACAGGCGCGCTTGACGGCTCGCCCGTAAGCACTTGCGCGGTCATCGTTCGCGCCTGCTTGTCCCAGCGTACAATGACGCGGTCTATACGGGCATAGTAGGCGTTCGCCGCTGCAAGTGTCAGCGTCTTGGCCGTCGTGTTGGTATATCGATAACCGTTAATGCATGCTTCGCCCGCCGCCACGGATACCGTCAGTCCCGCCCCCGCGGTTACTTTAAGCTTGCCATCCCCGCTAAAAACACCGTTGGTGATAAGTGGGGCAAAGTACCCCACCCAGTCGCTCACGCCGTATTTTCTGTCCCCATCCACAGACGGGAAGGGGAAGTATTTTTCACTCATGTGGTTAGCCTCCCTAAGATTTTTTTGATGCTTTCCTGGTATCCCAGTGTCAGTTCAAGCGTTTCGCCGTCCGCGCCGTATACCTCTGTGATTTCGGTTATCCTTGCGTCCACCTGTACGCCCCAGCGTTTTGACGATACCGTAATAATATCGCCGAGGTCGTAGTGCGTCTTGTACTTCAAATTCCCGTAGGGGTTGACTTCGGCGGTAAACGATTCGCTTATCGGCGCATTCGCAAGCGCCGTCTTGCCTTGCTGCTGCATCAGGGCACGTTTTTGCGCCTCATTCAGCGCGTTGCCGTTTTCGTCTTTGTCCAGCCCCGACGCGGCTACATATATCTCGCGGCGCAGACGCCCTGTTGCCGTGCCCACAGTTTCGACAATGCTATCCTTGTCGGTTGCCACTATTGCCACCGTGCCGCTGTCGCCCGTGTCTATGTCATACTCCTGTGTCAGCACGTTTTCAAATTCTGCCGAAAAAATCGCGCGGGGATTCGCGTTTTGCTCGGCTGTCCTGTCCACTCCTTGCAGCACCTTGAAGATCATGCTGCTGCCGTCGGTGTCTATGGTCACGCCCAGCCCGCTAAGCATGGATATACTTTCAATCTCCGCCAAAAGGTTGGCGTTCGCGGCTTGATAGTCCATCGCCGTGCCGCGTCCCTGTGTAGCCGCCACGGTAAGCCCCGCAAAAGCGCGGCCGCCGCCCGTCATGCTGTCGGTTACAAGCTGCGTCATTACGGTTTCCGCCGGCGCGGCGATTGATACTGTGCCCAGTACCAGCCGCCGTGCAGCGTAGCCCAAAAGGAATCTGCCGCCGCATACAATGTTTTCGCCGCTTTCGTCCGTACTTAGCCGGACGTATTCAATAATTCCGGCCTCGTTTCCGTGGCGTATCAGGTTTTCACATTTCAGCTCATTAAAAACGCTTTTGTCGTATGGCATTTCCAGTTCAAACGCCCCCGCTGTGTGCCATCGCCGTGTCCAGCGCATTGTAGTAATTTTTTCGATTGCTCCCATGCGCTTAAAATCGGGGTCATATATATACCATAGCATTGCTATACCCCCAAAAAATAGCTATCGTAGTAGATTGTCACGGCGAGGCCGCTTGTATCGTCCGCGCTATACGTCAGCGGATTATCGCCCGGATGCAGCTGCATCCATGTGCTATCCACGTCCACCGCGTTAAATACATTGCTTTTTACCCCTCCGCGCGTCAGCGTTGCCGCCTTTTCGCCATATCCCGTGGATATGCGTATCTCGTCGCCGTCCTGCATGGTATATGTTAGGGATAGCTTTTCACCCGTCAAAAGATTTTCTATGGCGGGGTTCACAACCGCCGCGGAAGCCTTAAAAACTATCGTCACGCCCGTATCCACTACGCCGTGGTTTTCAACGTTTATTTGCGTTTCGCTCGTGCGTTTTTCGATTTCAAAGCCGGACGCTGAAAATTGCAGCTCGTCATTAGGCCACTCGAGTAAATTTTCCCATGTCAAAAGGTCGGTATAATTTTCGGCTGAACCTTCGCCCTCCCGCCAAAACGGGGAGGGACAGAAGAACGTTATCTGATACGCGGGCATTATGCCGCGCCCGAAAAGTGGCGCGTTGCGTATGTAGCACGGTATGTAACGCTTGATACTGCCGTATTCATAAATCAACCGCCCCGCCTCTTTGGGATTTATAAGGCGCAGCAGATTCTCACGGTTTGCTCGCCAATCGGTGTGTATCTGTCCCGTTATCGTGATTTCGCGCGGGCTTAGATTTTGGCTTACAAAGCTTTCGCCGTCCTGCGCCACGCCCTTGGCGGTATATATGACATTTTCAAGCCCGTCTATGCCGTCGGCATCATTGAGCCAGTACGGCGTAACCCCGCGCCGCTGCGAAAACTCAACTCGTGCCTTTGGGGATATATACGTTATTATTTCATCTCGCATTTTGCGTTACCCACCTCAATGCCTTTGTTTGCTCACGTGCTATTTCGCTCGGCTTTAGCTGTTTGGGCGATGTTACGTTGACGGTTGTGTTATATGTATTTGCGCTGCCTTTGGAGCCGTCGCGCGGTGTTGCCACCGTGCCGCGAGATGGGTATTTTACATCCGGCAGAGATGCCGATATATATCCGCTGAGCGCATCCATAAGCGCAGTTATGTACGCCTGCCCCGTCTTGCCGCCCGCTTCCGATGCGGCCGCGCTGAGGTCAAGCCCCGCTACCATCGCCTCTGCGTCAAGCACTATCTGGTCGCACTGCTGCTTAAAATTTAGCTCCGCTTCCGTCATCGTGTCGGCAAGCGTTTGTTTGCTCTCTTCTACAGCCTTGAATTTTTCATTAAGGTCAGCGATCTTTTCTTCGCCCGCTTCTACAATTCCTTGCAGGATGGCCGCGCTTTCCTCTGAGCCGTCCGACAACTGTTTTATGAGCCCATCGTCAAGCCCCATTTCCATCGCCTTGGCGAGATTATCTGCGTATGCTGTAAAGTATTCAATTTGCGAATCGAACGCCTTTGTCACATCATCTATGGAGCGTGACGCAACCGCGCCGACTTCCTCAAACATTCCAATTTGAGATGAAAGGCTATCATAAGCCGCAGCCTGAGCGCTCGCATATTGTTCTGACAAACTGCCCAGTGCCTCACCGACTGTGTGGAGATTCGCAGCCGTTGTAGCTGCGTCGGTGTTTGTCATTGCATCATTAGCCGTATTGGCTGTACCCGTCAGTTCATCGTATTCGGCTTCCAGCAGTTTAAGCTGCTCCGTCAGGTCGTCATACGCCTTCTGCGCCATATATATGCGCGTAGTGCGGGCGTTTTCTTCGCGCTCGCGGCGGCGGTCAAAGCGTGAGCGCTTGTCGTCCGCATTGGTGGCCGCTTCTTTGGCTGCCGTTAACTCTGATTCTGCTGCGGCCAAACGCTCCGTGATTTCAGCTATCTGTTTTTGTACTTCTATGGCACGCTTTGCTTTTTCGACAAGCTCGTCATGCTCCTGCTGGGCTCTTATTAGCTCCATCATGGCTTCGACGGTCATATTTAGACTGTCCGTCACGCTGTCGTATGCAAGCCCCAAGTCCGGCACAATGGCGTTAAGCTGATTTGTTAACTCTATAAGCTGCTGCTTTTCTACAGCTGTCTTGTTCTCTTTTTCTGCAAGCACCGCAATTTGTGCCGCAAGTTCCTGCGCCGTGGAATGTTCTTCTTCCATCGCTGCCACGGTCTCTTGGTAGGCCGTGCGGCTTTCTTCAACCTCGCGGATAAAATCTTGATATATATCCGTGGTATCCTCCACCGTGAGTGCAAGCGCGGCAATTGCCGCGACAAGCGCAGACACTCCCACGGCAATAAGTCCGGCGGGGTTCGCCGCAAGTGCGGCGTTAAAGGCGCTTATCATGCTTGTCAGTACCGGCAAAAGCTTGCTTATTGCTTGCCACCCTATAAATACCGTTGTAACCGTGGCAGCCGCCGCCGCTATCCCCGTTAGAGCTTTTACGACGCCCGGATTTTCTTTGACAAAATCTGTCGCCCATGCAAAGGCTTTAGTTCCTGCTGTCGCTATCTTGTCAAGTGCGGGCTTCAGCTCATCGCCCACCGCAATCTTAAGCCCATCGAAAGAGTTCTTAAGCATCTTCACCTTGCTTTCGGTTGTGGCGTAGCGCTTTTCGGCTTCCTCTGTCAACGCGGTGTTTTCTGCCCACGCCTGATTCGCTACCGCAATCGATTCGCTGAACATATCGCTTGCGAGGGACAGAGAGCGTATCATGTTACTTTGGCGCACACCGGACATGCCCAATTCGTCCAGCACGCTTATGGCATTTCCGCCGCTTTCGCCTAGCTGCGCTACACCGTCAATAAATGCTGTCAGCGCGGTTATGGGGTCGCCGTTCCACGCGGCGGCAAATTCTTGTGCGGTCATTCCTGCGACCTGCGCAATCTTCTCAAGGTCGGCTCCGCCCTTGGCCACAAATGTGCTTATCGCGTTAAGCGTTTGCGTCATGGCCGTGCCGCCCGCCTCAGCCTGTATACCAACGGACGACATCGCAGCAGATAACGCCAGTATTTGTGGCTCAGACAATCCTGCAAGCCGTCCCGCCGACGCAATGCGCGTTGACATTTCCGTTATTTGCGATTCAGTTGTGGCAAAATTATTGCCAAGTGCCACAATCGTCGAGCCGAGCCGGCCGTAATTGTCGGCGGTCATGCCTGTAATATTTGCAAATTGCGCAAGGGCTGTTGCTGCCTCCTCGGCGGTCATGTTGGTAGCCACACCGAGATTCACCATCGTTTCCGTAAATGATAGAATATCATTCGTGGCTATGCCAAGCTGCCCGGCAGCTTCGGCAACCCCCGCAATTTCACTTGCGCTCGCGGGTATCTCCATCGACATCTGCTTTATGCCGTCGGCAATTTTTTGTAGCTGCTCCGGTGTTCCCTCGACCGTCTTATATACGCCAGTCACAGCCGTCTCAAATTCCATTGACGCTTTGACGCAATCCGCCATAGCATCGGCTACTTCTTTTATTGCCTTTGCAAGTCCTCCGGCGACAATCGCTTCGGATAAGACTTGCATTGCGTCCGCACCGCCTTCGCCCGCTTCCTTGGTTTTTTTGCCAAATTCATCTATGCTTGTCGCGCATCCGTCCGCGCTCCTTTTTGCCTCGTCCAGATACTCGCTCGTGTCCCTTATCTGGCGATTCAGCTCGGTCTCGGTTGCCTTCGAGCGATTTATTTGCGCTTCCCAGTTATTGACGCTTCGCGTTGCTATATCGTATTTGCTTTGGGCGGTATCAAGCTCCTCATTAAGTTTTTTTTGTTCGGCGGCCAGTTCGGTCATTCTGTCCGCTGTGCCGTCGGACGATTGCTTAAGCTCGTCCATTTCCTTCCGCACCGCGTCAAGCTTGGCTTTCAGGTTATCTACCTTGCCAGCATACGTCTCCTGTGCTTTTTGGGCATTTTCGTGGGCCTTGGTCAGTTCCTGCGTCTTTTTCTTTTGTATTTCATATACATTTTGCAGGGCTTTCAGCTTTGCTTCCAGCGCCTCCGTTGTATTCGCTTGCTCCGCAAATTTGGATTCTGCAAGTTTCAGTTCTGACCCCATTTTGCGCAGCTCGGCGTTTATCGACGTTATAGCCTTCTTAAATTCCGCTTCGCCGTCTATAACAAGCCGCGTTGATATTGTGCGTGTAGCCATCGTTTTCTCCTCGTTCAGCCCGTAATTTCGTCGGGGTCAATTTCGCGTGGTATTTTTAGTTCTATCATGTCAAAGACAAGTCCTACGCGCAGCATCATCGCCTCTTTAACGCTCAACCCTGCCGCCTTGGCAAGATATAGATATTGCGCCTGCATCAGCGCAGGCTTGTTTTTTTTTTGTTAAGCTCTAACAGTCCCAAGTCTATATCCCCGTTTTCTTGGGCTGTGCTTCGCTTATAGCCTTCTGTTATTGCTGCCATAATCGCCGTGCGCAAGTGCATCGCACCGATCGGCGTTGTAGTCGCAAGTATCTCCTCAGCTGTCAGTATCGGGCGTTTGTCCTCGCCCATAAAGCGCCGCAGAAGCTCCCCTTGCTTGGCAAGCTCCGCGCCAATTCGCGCAATTATTTCAAACGCCTCCGCGCCTTCCGCGCGTATTGCGTCCGTCAATGATACTTCGCCGCATATGTCATGCACGGCAAACATTGCCGCGCCGTTATATAGCAATTCATATTTTTGCCCGTTTATCGTGATTTGTGCCATATACCCCTCCTTCACCAAAGGAGGAGGGGGCGAGCCCCCTCCGTCTTATGAAGCTTCACCAAGCTTCTTGTTCACCCATGTCTTGGCCTCCGCCTCGGTGGTTAATTCCTCAGTTATTCTCCACGCCCCAGTATTGCAGGAGAAAATCGTGAATGTCGTGCTGGTCGTGCCGAAGGTTATATTATTGCCGCGCGTCTGTGCATTGTCGTTGCCCAACGCCGCCTTGGTCTTAGGATAGTAGTACCCCTTATATATTTTCGTGCCGTTACGCATAAGCACTTTGTAGTAAGCCAGGCCGCCGAGCGGCTGCGAGTCCGCCTTGCTGTATGTCACGGATTTATCCGTGCTTGGGGTCGCCGCCTTAGTCGCGCCGTATACTGCGGCCGCAACGTCGTCTGTCATATCATCGGTTTCAAGCGCCAATGTACCGGACGCAAATTCGCTTACCTGTTCGGCAAGTTCATCATCCGCGTATAGTTCGCCAGACGCAAGATTTATGGTAAGATTCGCGCTTACCAGTTTGCCAAGCACCACTTTATCGCCATATGTAGGCAGGGCGGCGGCAGGTTCGTCACCGCTGAAAGGTGCAAAGCAAGGATACTGTGCTCCAAATTGTGCCATTTTTATTTGTTCCTTTCTTTATAGTCCTATACTTTTTTCGTAGCTGTACATAACAGCGGCCGCTTTTTCGTTAGCCGCTTCCTTTTTTGTTTCAATTGCGCTTCTCACAAAAGGCCGGGCCGCTTGCCCGCTTTTGCCGTACTCATTCACATATGCAATTTCCGTTAGCTTATTGCCGTGCTGCTTCCCCTCAAAGGTTATGTATACAGTACGCACGCCTTTGACGTTTTGCGGGGCCTTTATTGTCACGGATGCTGACACCGCGCCCTCCCAGTACGGCCCCATAAGCATGCTTATCGCGTTTGCCCGGATTTGCTCCGCAAAAATGTCGGCTTGTGCTTTCAGCATATTGTCTATCACGCTTTCGGGCATTTCCGCCAGCCGCTCAAAGCTTAGTGTGGTTTCTGTTATGCCCGATACAGTTACTTTAGCCATATATTTCGCCCTCTGTCGTTGCCGTCATTGCTATGTGATACAGCCCCGTCTCTTGCTCGTGCATTTCTGCTTCGACTGCACATATCCAGCCCGCTGCCATCAGGCGCCGCTTTATATCTTTCACGGTTGCGGCAAAAGGGGTTTTTGCTGTATACAAATCAATCGAGTACATTACGGCCGTTTCGGTTTCTGTGTCGTCCGCGTACAGCATGCCGGTCTGGGTTATAAGCTGATAGGTCACGTACTCGGCTGCGTCGCCCATGTAGGGCGGGTGACATACGGTGTATTTGTCTTGCAGTATTTCCGCAATCGTCATGCCGTCACCACCCTTTGTACTTTAATTTCCAAAAATTCGCAGCGGTCGTTGACGTTGTTGATGCTTATCACCTCATACGGCTCCGTGTCTCTCTCCCGCCATATGCGGCTTTTGACCGTCACCAGCGGCGAATAGCGCATGGTTATCGTTGCGGGTTCGCGCAAATGCAGCTCAGCGGCCTGGTATATTTCTGCGCCGTGCGCGTTAACCCACTTGCACCACACAGGCCGCGTAAATGCGTTTACAAATTCTTCGCGGCTAAAGCCGTCCCTTATGGTATATACGGGGTTTTTTACGGTGATTTTTGTTCGCATCTCACCCGCGTTTGCGCGTGCCGCCATCAAAACCACCAGCCTTTGTATTGCCGCAGCATGGCCTGTGCCGCCATGCCAACTTCATGTGATACTTGCGCAACGGTGCTTGACATTGTGACGGCCTCGCGGTTGGCGTACCAATGCCCAATCAGCAGCAGCATTGCCTGCCGTACCATAAACGGCACATACCCGCCCGCCGTGTATGTGATCGTAGCATTGGGCTCGTTGACCGTCACCGTTCCGCGCCGCAAGTCCGCCGTATACTCCACGGCCTTGCCGTCTACCGTCACGCTGTCAATACTTTTTACCGGGCAACGCGGCAGTTCGATTGTTCCTGCTGCGTCCGTCAATGCGGTTATTTTCTGCGGCGCAAACGCGCGGCCCGTATAGTTTTCGCAGTATTCCCGCGCCGCAGCGATAAGCGGCAAAATTATCAGCATATCCTCGCTGTTATCGTCGGGGTTAATGCGTAGATGCATCTTTGCCGCGTCGAGCGTTACAGCCTCGTTTATTATTGTTTGCGTCAAAATTTGTGCCGCCATATCTAACCTCCGTTCTTGCGCGGGGCAAAGCGCCCCGCGTGTTTATCTTATGAGCCCTTAATTTTAAGGCGGGCAAACGCTTCGCCTACTACGGGCGCGCCGTCGCCAAAGTACTCGACCAGATAGCCTATTGAGTTATTAGGCGCATACAGCTCGTTGAGCACCTGTATGTACAGGCCGTCGCCGTCGCAAATCATATAACCCGTCCTAAAGTCGCCGTATACCGCGGCGTACTTGCCCGCCGTATAAGTATTGGGCGCGTATTCGCTCATGTAGACGGGTGCTCCGAGCAGCCTGTCAGGCTGTCCCATCTGTACGGACGGCTGCCATATATACTGGCCGTCGCTGCCCTTGAGCTTGGCCAACGTCTTGCACAGGTCGCGGTGCATCACCCAGGACGCATTGCGCGTATACTGCCCCTTAACCGCATACTTGGTTTCGATCATATCGTCTGCGGTTATTGCAGCCGCGGCGCTTGTAATGTCGCGGGCTTCGGGCACGCCGTTGGCACTTGCAACAAATACGCCGAGCGGGCCGTTAGTACCCGCGCCGTTCATGTAGGCATTCTCCTGCGCGGCTTCGACCTTATAGAGTATCCTGTCAAGCACCGTCTGGTCGGGCGAGGGCGCGTGCCGCATAAGGGTTCGGGATATCTTTATCAGCTTCGCAAGGCGCTGGGGTTTGAACTCCCTGCGGCCAAACGAAATAGTTGCTTCTTCGGGCGCTGCCGCAATTTCGGTTGTCCATTCGATGTCGGACGCATCGGCGGTGAGCGTCGGGTAACCAAGGCTCTGCGCATTGCCGATAGGGCCGACAACATCGCAAATCTGGCGCATAAACATATCGTCTTTCAGTCCGGCTATCAGCCTGTTTACAAACTCAACGGGGGCAGTCAGATAACCCGCGTTGGCATTTGTGCCAAGGGTCTGCGTGGTGTTGCGATACGCGGCTATGTCGCCCTGATCGCCCCTCAAGGCGCGGCCAAACATTTCGCCCACTTTGTTCTTTGCATTATCCTGCTGCTTTTCGACGATTTCTCCGGCAGCCCGCTCGCGCTCAAGCTGTTTCTGTTCGCGGGTTATGCTTGCGTTAAGCTTGTCAAATTCTTTTTCAAGCCTGTCATACGTTGCCTTGTCGTCCGCGTTCATTTCCTCCGCGTCATTGCGGTTCATCACTTCGCGCAGCTGGGCAGTTATCTTCGCCCTCTCCTGCATCATCTCGTAAATTTCTTTTGCCATTTCATACCTCCAAAATTTTTATTCTCATGGTCTTAAATCTTTCGCGCTGTTCCGCCAGCGCTGCGTTTGTTTTATCTGTTGTGGGCTGGATTTCTCCCCCATTATCAGGCTCATTTATATCGGGCGCGTGCTTATAGCGGGCAAAATACTTGTCCGCATTTGCGCATGCCGCTATTTTTTTATTCTCTACCAGCTCATCCGCAAAGCCCGCTTCCTTCGCTTCCTTGCCGCTCATCCACGTCTCCGCGCTCATCATGGCCGCTATTTCGTCCTTTCCCTTGCCCGTGCGGGCGGCGTATATGTCCGCAATCTGCCCGTTAAGGCGCTCAAGCTCGTCGGCGGTTTTCCGCAAATCCTCTGCGCCGCCGCCTGTGTATGTCCATGCGTTATGTATCATCAGCGTGGCGTTTTCCGGCATTTTTATGACATCGCCCGCCATTGCTATGACGGATGCGGCGGAGGCTGCAAGGCCGTCTACATGGACGGTCTTTCCCGCTTTGTGCCGCCGTAAAATGTTGTAAATGTTGAATCCTGCAAAAATATCGCCGCCGGGGCTGTTTATGTAGACATCAAGCGCGGATATATCCCCAAGCGCCGCAAGGTCTTTCTGGAATTGTGCAGGGGTTACTTCGTCACCAAACCACGACGTATCGCTTATTTCGCCATACAAAAAAAGCTCTCCGGCATTGCCGAGGGCTTTGAACTCCCAGAATTTATGCACCTTTTGTATCTCCTTTCATCTGTGCGCTCTTTGGCGCGTTTAGTTTTGCATTTTCCAGCGGCAGCATATTGCCGTTGATAAAGTATATCCGCCCCAGCCCGTCAGGCAGCGGGTTCATGTCCTCAAGCTCGCGTATATCGTCTGCGTTCATGATACCGTTCTGCCGCATCGAGTTATAATAGCTCGTCCGTGACGCAGTATCGCCGCGTAGGAGGCCGTTTGTGTTAAATTTGTAGTAATATTCGCGCTGCTCTGCCGTTGTCAGCAAGTCGCGGTAAAGCGCTTGCTCTATGCGCACGGATAACGGGTTTATGCAATCGCGCACAAATTCAGCGCTTTGCTGCTCGATATTGCTGAATGTGGCCTTTTCCAAGTCCATGCACATATGCGGCGGCACGCCAAATATCCTGCATATTTCCGTTACCGCCCACTTGCGGCTGTCAAGCAGCTGCGTTTTCTGCATATCCCTGTCCCACGGCTGTGCCGTGGAGCCGTTCTCTAAAAACATCCATTTGCCCGCATTCTCCACGCCCGCATAATTGGTCTTAAAGTCCTCCTTGAAGCGTTCGTATGCGCTGTCGGATAATTCGCCGGGGTATGTTATATACCCACCCGGTGACGTGCCGCTGAAACCGCGCTGTGCATACTTTGTCATGCTGTCGTTCAGGCCAAGCACCCCCGCCGCTATGTCCATCGGGTCTTCCGGCGTTCGGCTTGCAAATCTAAACCCCGGTATAAACACAAAATCGCCATCCCGCAGCGTTTCGGTTATGCCGTCCGCCGTGGCGTATATGTACTGCTCCCCGTTGCGGCTGTTGGTATAGACTTGTGAACAATTTGCCGTGGGCAGATTTTTAAGCGCCGTTATTACTCCGCTGCGGTTGCGCACTATACGCAGATACCCGCCGCGTGTCAGCAGTATGTTTGCCACAAGCATCTGCATCATTTCATACGCCGTCGTGGTCGGGTTTGGCAGTATGTTTGTAATCTTGTATAACGGATGGTCTTTGGCCTTCTGCTTGCCGTCGTTACGGTCGCGGTACATATGCAGCGGCAGCGCCGCCATTGTCTTACTTATCAGGTCAACGCACCTGAAAACCGCCGCAACCTGTAATGCCGTATCCGCACTTATGGAGCACCCGTTGCCCATAAGGTAATCCTGCCATGCCGTATCGCTGGATACAGGCGGCAGTTTTTCTACACCTGCCGCGCGTATCTCGATTATTTTGCCGAATAGCTTGATTTTTTTCATTCCCACCTCATATTACGCGCAAGCCGCGCTGTTCGTATACGCTTCGTTTGGGTTCCAGTTTGACCGCCGCCGCCATTGCGTCTATAAGTGCGCACATGGGGTCAATTCGCTCGATGCTCTTGTTTTTCATCGGTTTTATGTTCTCGTTGCCGTCCTGCGCTACCACCACGTTGCCAAATGTCCACCGCCCGCAGGGGTTATGCTCGTGCGTTATCTCGCCGTCCAGCATCAGGCGCTCCAGCTCCTTCATGGCGGGCGACATTCCCGCCATTGTCTGTGGTATAGTTATAACCTTCTGCTGTGCTACTTCCTGCTGCATCAGTGGGCGCAGGGAATCAATTCGCCATTGGTCGGCGGCAATATACTTTACATTGTAGTCCAGCATCAGCTTGTCAAGATAATTGGCTATATAGGCATAGTCAACACAGTTACCCGGCGTTGCGTGCATATGCTCCGCCTTCACCCATCTGCCAAACGGTACGTGGTCGCGCTGCTCGCGTTCGCGCATATTGTCCTCCGGAATCCACGCGTCCACAAAAAACCGCCATTCCGTCTGCTCCGGTAACGGCGGGAAAAGCACCGCCACGCCCGTAAGGTCGGTTGTGCTTGATAGGTCGATGCCTACATAGCACTCGCGCCCCAGCATATCGGATTTATGCCAGTCGCCTTCGGTATCGTCCCACAGCGTAATCGGCATCCACCCTGTGCGTTTCAGCGATATCCATTGATTCAGCCGCAGCCAGCGGAAAAGCTTCTCCGCCGCAGGGCTGTTCCGCGCCTTTAATGCCTCGCTGCGCACATTCTCTATTTTTATCGACACGCCGAGCGACGGATTAGCCAAATACCAATTAGCTTCGTCATATATATCCGCCGTCTCCGGAACGGTATATATTTTTGCGTAAAAGGTCGGGTCTATAAGTTCGCCGCTTATAATTTTTGTGGCTATGTCATGCTGCTCCCACCCAACGCTTTTTCTGTCGGGGTCGTCGCCTGCCGTAGTGATGCACCATATAAGCTGTTCATCTCGCGCCGCGCCCGTGCCAAACGTCAGCACGTCCCACAGGTCGCGCTTGGGGTGTGCGTGCAGCTCATCAATTATTACCACGGACGGATTAAGGCCGTGCTTAGTAGCCGCCTCCGCCGAAAGCACCTTGAACCGCGTGTGCGTGCGGAGGTTTAGCATTTCTTTTGTACTGTCCTTGATTTTTATAATCTTGGATAGCACCTTACTCTGCTCCACCATACTCTTCGCCGCGTTAAAGGCTATGGACGCTTGATTGCGGTCGGCTGCGCCGCAATATATTTCGCCTCCCGCCGCATCCATCACAAGATGGTAAAGGCTGAGTGCGGCTATAAGCTCGGTTTTGCCGTTCTTCTTGGCTATCTCCAGATAACCCGTTCGATATTGGCGCTTCCCGTCCTCATTCACTGTGCCGTATACGGCATTTATAACGTCAATTTCCCACGGCAGCAGCACAAAAGGTTTCCCGTAAAAATCACCCGTATGCTTTAACGCCTGCACAAATTCTATGACCGCAAGCGCTTTTTTTGTGTCAACCACCGTATTTGTTCAGATAGGCCGCCATTGGGTCGCTTTCTGCTTCCTTCTTGGCGGCCGCAACTCCCATTCTTGCGCGGCCTACCGGGGACAGGCACAACTGCTCCGCGTATTTCGCTATGTTCTGCCCCTCCCGCCGCATTATAGTAATATACGGGTTTTCTGCGGGTCTGCCGTCCGCATTCATATAGACCAGCGGGCGGTTCTGGTATTCCTCTTGCGCCCTGCGGTATATTGCTACGCTTTCGCAGTACGCCATAAGGGTCGATATGTCCAAGTCATTGATTATCTTCGCGTCAAGCTGGCGATACAGCTTAACTATGCGTTTCCACTCTTTTTTCGCTTCGCTTGATATGGTTTTGGGCGGCGTTAATTTATCGGTACAGCCTTCCGGTTCGCCGTTCTGTCGCCCGTCAAGCGTTTCTTTTGTGTGCCTTGCCTTGGCGTTGTTCACCAGTTTCAGCGGGGTTGGTTTTCTCCCGGTCGGCATACTGTTCTCCTTTCCGCGTTATTTGTGCCTATAGTATTCCTTGCGCTCGCGCAGCAGTCTTTTCAGATACTTCTGCGCGTCCCTGCGCGCATAGCCCGTGCTTTTGTCAACCCGTGCGCGGGCTTCTGCTATCTTTTCGTTGTGTTCGTTTATTGCTTTATTCATATTTGCGTGTCCATAGCCTTTCTACTTGCGCGTATGTGCGCAGATATCGGCTCGGCAAGTCCGCAGGGGTAAAGCCGCCGAAAAGCTTATCCATGTCAAACAGTTTAGTTAACACGGCCTCTTTCTCCGCGTTGCTTGCCCGCCAGAACTTCGGCGCACGGCACAGGCGTTCTATGTTTTCGCTATCGTCCTCGCTTCCCCTGTGCGCCAACGCGGATAGCATGACGGTCGGCAAGCCCTCTGTTCCGCTGCTTTCGACTGACCATAAGGATTTGCCTTGATATATCAGATTGCCTTTTAGTCCATTCCCAATCGTTCGGGATATTTCACCTCTAAAGTTACGCTTTGCCATCGGCGCACACGCCATAGGCGTGGCAGGCATTGCCCTGAACGGCGTGTTATGCAGGACAATAGACCATTGTTTTTCGCGTTTCTCCGCTTTTTCATCCGCAAGTCTTATATCCTCGGCAAACTCGCGCCAATCATCCTCCGTTTCAGACGGATAGCCGCAAATGTTGAAAAACTTGATTTGATGTGGTTTGCCGCTGTAATTAAGCATGGCGTTCAAAAATTGCCGCAGGTTCTCTCGCGTTATGGGTTTGTTCACCATTTTGCGCAACCGCTCGCTGAATCCGTCTATGGCCGTTGTACGCAAATGTGCCCAGTCTATTTCCTCTTTCCCGTTTATCATATCAAGCATGGCGCGTTCCTTATCTTCCATGCCGTCAAACAAGCCGCCGGGCATTTTGTATACGTCGCCCAGGGACGATATGAATTTCCGCTGCCATGTATAGCCGCAGAAAAAGCATTTGTGGTTGCACCCTATTGCCCGTTCTATGTATTCCTTCTTGTCGGTCAAACGTATCCGGTGTGGGTACATACAATCCGTTTGCGCCACTCTATATATTTTGTCGGGCGAAAAGGTTCTAACATCTATTACGCTTTCGTGGCCGTATCCGCCGTCGCGTTCTATGCCATCGATAAGCGGGGTCATAATGCGTTCGCCGCGTCCAATTATGGCAAAGTCGAACCAGCGCAGGAACGGCGTAACGTGCAATACGCCCGCCCCGCCGACAATAACCTTGTAATTGCCTTTGCGCCATCTTAGGCGTTCCCTGATGAATGTCCAGCAGTCGCAATCGCTTGTAAGGCTAACCAGCACTATATCATATTCATGCACCGTGGCTATTCCGGCATACTCTACGCTATGCCCTGTGCGTTCCAAGCTGTCTATTATCACTTTTAGCCCGGCAAACTGGCGCGTATCTAAGCACTCTTTCTTATATGCCGTCTTTGCGTACTGTTCTTGTACGTATGCACATATCTTCATCCTATACCTCAAACACAAATCCGCACTTAGGGCATTTAACAGGCTCTTTTTCACTACTGCCGCCGTCCCCGCATTCAAGCAATGAATCCACATCCACCGCCTCTATCTCGTCGAAGCCGAACTCCGTCATGTCAAACCCTGTCAGGCCGTCCATCTCTGCGGGCAACAAATTCCAATCCCATTCGGCAAGTTCTCCTACCTTGTTGTCGGCAAGGCGGTATGCCTTGACCTGTTCTGGCGTTAGGTCGCTTGCCACTACGCACGGCACTTCGTCTAACCCATTTTTCTTGGCCGCCTTTAGCCGTGTATCTCCCGCGATTACCTCGTCGTTAATGTCAATCACTATGGGCTGCTTAAATCCAAAAGCCTTAATGCTTGCCGCTACAGCGTCAACCGCCTTGTCGTTCTTGCGCGGGTTGTTCTTGTACGGTTTCAGCTCTGCGACCTTTCTCATCACAATCTGGCTATCCATTTACCCCATATACTCCCTTCAACTTTTTATGTCCCTTTACGCTGTTGCAATGTATACACGCAGGCTGGTGGTTGGCTTTGTCCCAGAATTTCGGGTCGTTAGCGCCATTCGGCGGGTCAATGTGGTCAACGCATTGCG